ATATCCAGTTTAAAGAATATATTAGCAAAGGCTGATGTAACAGAACTTTTTGAGACTGAGTTTGCCATATATGATTTAACAGAATTTTTAAACCTTACAACATCAGAAATATTTTTGGGTGGTGAATTCACCTTTACAAACGATTCAATTTCTATTGTTAATAATAGAGCAAAATCACGATATTTTTATGCAGATCCTAGTACAGTAGTTACACCTCAAAAAAGTATAAATTTTCCTGAACCAGATATTTCTTTTAAGATGACTCAGAAAGATATTGAAACTATTAAGAATGCTTCGGGTATTTTAAGTAAGTTTGATATTGCAGTTAAGAGTGATGATACGGATATTATTTTATCAGTTCAAGATAAAAAGGATGTGGGCTCAAATACGTTTGATTTAACGGTTGGTGATAATGATACTGGTGCTAACTTTACCATGTATTTTAAAGTTGAGAATTTAAAATTATTGAAAGGAGATTATTTGGTAGAAATTTCTAGTCAAGGAATTAGTCATTTTACACACGATTCTTTGCCGATACAATATTGGATTGCATTAGAACCAGATTCAACATACGAAGGGTAAATTAGAATATGCGTGAGGAATTTTTATGGGTCGAAAAATATCGCCCTAAAACTATTGATGATTGTATACTTCCAGAAGGACTGAAAAAGTCCTTCCGGGAGTTTGTTGAAAACAAAGAAATTCCAAATTTATTATTATGTGGTAGTGCAGGTATAGGAAAGACGACTGTTGCTAGGGCCTTATGTGAACAACTAAATACTGATTACATCCTGATAAATGGTTCAGAAGAAGGCAACATAGATACCCTTAGGGGAAAAATTAGAAGTTTTGCTAGTACAGTTAGTTTATCTGGCGGAACAAAGGTTATAATTTTAGATGAAGCAGATTACCTCAACCCGCAATCCACGCAACCCGCACTTCGGGGTTTTATCGAGGAATTTTCCGGGAATTGTCGTTTTATCTTTACTGCTAATTATGCCAATCGCATTATTGGTCCACTTCATTCAAGGTGTTCAGTATTTACGTTCAAAATTCCGAAAGGTGGTGCTCCGGAAATAGCATCCTCCTTTATGAAAAGGACTAAACAAATCCTAGAGGGTGAGGGTGTTAAATATAGTCCAAAGGTAGTTGCTACTTTAATTACCAAACACTTACCAGATTGGCGTAGGGTGTTGAATGAGTTGCAAAGATATGGTGCTAGTGGTGAAATAGATGAGGGGATATTAGTAAATACTGATTTAGATGTTGATAGTTTATGTAATTTATTAAAGGGTAAAAAGTATAAAGAAATTAGAAAGTGGGTTGTCAATAATTTAGATAATGATGCACCAGTTCTATACAGGTCTTTATATGATGGTTTTCATGGTAAATTAAAACCTAGTAGTATACCTCAAGCAGTTTTGTTGATTGCTGATTATAGTTATAAGTCCGCTTTTATTGTGGATCGTGAAATTAACCTAATGGCATGCCTGATAAATATCATGGCAGATTGTGAGTTTAAATAATGAGAGACTATATTGACGTGAATGATAGGTTACAAAGACAGTGGTTTGATATTTGTAAAAATTCTCAATCTTACCATAAACCCTTTAATTTTGTCATTCCGAAGTTGAGTGGGAAAGTGGCACATAAGATGGCTGAGGTTGCTAAGGTTTATAAATTAAATAGTTTTCCTGCAATGTTTGGTATATATACTATATGGGCAGGGGATCCTTCTCCATATATAAGGAGTGGTGTATCTATTGTTGATATACCTAGGGAGGAATGCACTTTACTTTATGTTGGAGAGTCTGGAGGATCTTATACCAATGATAGAAAAAATAAAAACTCCCATAAAACATATAAGAAAAGTTCCTTTCTTAGTCGTATGCATCAACAGCAGAAAAAGTTTAGGGATGAGTTAAACTATGACTTAGGGGATATTTATTTGATGGTTTTATGTCCTCCGCTAAAGGAAATCTTTTATTATGGTGAGGCTAGATCCGGGTGGCGAAATGCATATGAGCAAACTTTAATAATTGAATATAGAATAACCAGTGGATATTATCCGCTGCATTGTAAGGAGCATAAGGATGGTAGGCCATCAACAACATATTCTTCTTCTAATGCTTCTAAAAGTGAGGCATCTTGTGTAACTCCATGGCTGATATAATATTTGATTTTCTCAACGCAATAACCGTGAAGAAGAATATAGGTATAATGGAGGAAGATCCAGAATTAGAAAAAAAATACGACCCATATAAAGTGAACCATAATCTTTCCCAGCATGTAGATTGTTTAGAGATGGTAAACGAGATGAATGGTCGCCCCTTTACAGATAAGAAAATGCAATTTGACTTTCTTATAAATACTATTAGGAAAAAATATAGACGGGCAGAAAAGTGGATTAAGCCAGATATTTTTGATGATATTGAATATGTAAAGGAATATTTTAATTATAGTAGTGTGAAGGCGAAAGCTGCTTTGAAAATTCTTTCTTCCGAAGATATTACTATAATTAAAAATAAATTGCGAAAGGGTGGTATAAAAAAATGATAAATACGATGGTAGAAATTGAGTTGGAGGAGCCTGATGATTTTTTAAAGGTTAAGGAGACGCTTACTAGAATAGGAGTTGCGTCCAAAAAGGATAATAAATTATTTCAATCTTGCCATATTTTACACAAGCAAGGGAAGTATTATATTGTCCATTTTAAAGAATTATTTGCACTTGATGGAAAACCTACTGATTTTTCTGATAATGATGTTGGTAGGAGAAATACTATAGCAAATTTATTACAGGAATGGGGGTTAATATCTATTGTGTCTGGTGATACTGAGGAGAATGTTGCCCCTATGAATCAAATTAAAATAATCTCATTCTCAGAGAAGGATGAGTGGGAATTGATTCCCAAGTATAATATAGGAAAAAAATAGGGGGATAAGATGGCAACTTATAAAGTAGTTTTTACTAGAACTAATACTATTACTGGTTATATTGAGGCGGATGATGTACAGGATTTATCTAATAAACTTTGGTATCCTCATTCATTAAATGGAGATGGTACTATAAATGAGAGATGGGTTCCTGCTGATAAAAGAGCTTTTGAAGCTTCTGAAAATTCAAATACGGAAATAGTAACATCAGCTGAACAGGTAGGGGATACACTTACTTCCGTAGCACCGTTACCTGATGCTGTGAAACCTTCTGGTTGGGATGAATAATTTACTGGTTTTAACTTGACAAATGACTTTTATTATGTTATAATAGTGAAACAATTAACCGGGTAGTCGAAAGATGCCCACAATATTAATCTTGCTCGATAGAGGAGAAAAATTATGACAATTTTTAACACAATTCAAAAATACGACCCACATTTTCTAGGGTTCAAACCTTTACTAAAACGACTAGCAGAATTTGATGCTGAAATGCCAAATACTGGATATCCCCCGTATAATATCATTCAGGATGGAGAGAAGTATTTTGTTGAATTGGCAGTTGCTGGTTTTAGTGAATCTGATATTAGTATCACTCATGAACCTAATGAAAAGCAACTAATAATTGAAGGGTCTACGGATAAGTCTGATGTCAGATACCTGCATAAGGGAATTGGCGGTAGAAGATTTAAACGTGTTTTGACTGTGATAGAAACTATGGTTGTCAATAGTGCTAATTTAGTTGATGGTATTCTTACAATCGAATTGGAAAATATTATTCCAGAAGAAAGAAAACCTAAACAGATTGCAATTGGTAAAAGACAAACTAAAAGGTAACTTTAATACAGGCGGGGATTATTCCTCGCCTTTTTTATATGGAATTTTATACAAATATACAAGTTTCTGGTGACCATATATTAATACGGTCCGTAAAAGATGGCAAACGTAAAAAATATCGTGAATATTTTGAACCTTCCTTATATACACTTTCTAAAACTCAATCAGAGGTCCCTTATTATAGTTATAATGGAGAACCACTCACCGAAATAAGACCTGGATCAATTCGTAGTACCAAATCATTTGTCAAAGAGAATAGAAATGTAACTGGTATGCCTTTGTTTGGTAATATTGATTACATCTATCAATATATATCAGATAGGGGTTGGTATAGGTGTGATTATAATTTGGATGAAATCTGTGTCTGTAATATAGATATTGAAACTGAAAGTGAACATGGATTCCCTCAGGTTGAGTATGCCAGAGAGGCGATTACTGCAATTACAATGAAGGATAATCTCACCAATAAATTTTGGGTGTTTGGTCGGGGCTCCTTTGTTACAGATAGAGAAGATGTTCATTATATTAATTGTGAAGATGAAAAGGAGTTAATTCTTAAATTTTTAGAGGCATATGGAAAACTTAAACC